TCTCTCTACCTGTTCACTTCCCCCGGCAGACCCCCAGAACTTCACCCCCTATGCCAACCTGACGCAAAACCAAGTACTTGGCTGGTGCTATGCCAACGGTGTTGATCAGGCATCCGCTGAGGCTGCGGTGCAAAGCAACATCGACGATCAAATTAACCCGCCGGTTATCCAACCTCCCCTTCCCTGGAGTCAAAATGCAACTTGAAGTCACCCTCGAAGAAGCCGTTGCCATCGTCAATTTGCTCGGCTCCCTCCCCACATCCCAAGGTGCGCATCCACTTTGGTTGAAACTCAAAGCGCAAGTCGAACCCGAGGTACAAAAGAATGGAAATGGAAGTCAAACAAGCCCAGCTTGAGGGCGACCTGAAGGCTCATGAGCGCGAGTGCGCGATGCGTTATCAAGGCATTGAGAAGGCATTCCAGGCAGGCGAGCGCCGGATGAACCGTATTGAGTACCTGCTGTACGCGACGATCATTGCCGTCCTCTTCGGCCCAGGCGTGGCCGCAACCTTTGTTAAAAAATTCTTTGGACTATGAAATACGCCCTCGGCAAACGATCTCTGGAGCGGCTCGAAGGAGTGCATCCCGACCTACTGCGGGTGGTCAAACGCGCCATTGAGATTAGCAGGGTGGACTTCACAGTGCTTGAAGGCTTGCGCTCGAAAGAGCGGCAGCGCAAATTGATGGAGGCCGGAAGCAGTTGGACGATGAGTAGCCGACATCTGACCGGCCATGCTGTGGATCTTGGTGCTTGGGTAGACAATCAGGTCGATTGGTCCTGGCCGCTGTATGACACGATTGCAGTAGCGATGAAGCAAGCCTCGCAAGAGCTAGAGATCCCGATCAAGTGGGGCGGTGACTGGGTTGTCAAGGATGGCCCACATTTTGAACTTGACCGTAAGGTGTACCCATGAACCCGATGATCCTTGGTCCGCTGTTCGAGATGGGCAAGACCCTGCTCGACCGCTTTGTTCCTGACCCGGAAGCCAAGCGTCAGGCCGAGGCAGAGTTTCTGAGGATGGCTGCAGAAGGCGAGTTGAAACAGGTCATCGCCCAGTTGGAGATCAACGCCAGGGAGGCGCAACACGCAAGCGTCTGGGTGGCCGGATGGAGGCCGTATTTCGGATGGGTGGGGGGCACAGCTTTTGCCTATGTTGGAATCATTAAGCCATTGTTGACTTGGTATGCCACGATCAGGGGATGGCCGATCCCGCCTGAAATCGACCTTGAGTTTCTATGGGTAGTTGTGTCAGGACTGCTTGGCATCGGAGGTCTGCGGACGTTTGAAAAGACCAAAGGTGTGACGAGGTGAAACGTGGCGTTAAAGAAGATATTACTTAAGCCAGGAGTTAACAAAGAAAACACTCGGTATACCAACGAGAATGGTTGGTACGTCTCCGACAAGGTGCGGTTTCGTCAAGGAACACCCGAAAAGATTGGCGGCTGGCAGCGCGTTTCTTCGGCCACTTTTTTAGGTGTGTGCCGCGCTCTTTGGAATTGGGTCACGCTGGGGTTTGAGAACCTCATGGGGCTAGGAACAAACCTCAAGTATTATATTGAGCAAAGTGGTGTTTACTTTGATGTAACCCCCATACGTTCAACCGCAACTTTAGGGGCGAACCCATTTACAGGCGATGGAACCACCACGGTGGTAGTGACCCATACCACGCACGGGGCTATCAACGGTGACTTTGTGACGTTCAGTGGGGCTACAGGAACTTACGCTTCTTTGCTTAATGCAGAGTTCCAAATAACTTACCTTACATCAAACACTTATTCCATAACGACTTCAAGTGTTGTTGCAGCAGGGGCTACGGGCGGTTCTGCGGTAATTGCTACGTATCAAATTAGTATTGGCCCTGCGATTCAAGGGCCGCTTGTAGGGTGGGGTTCAGGGGGTTGGGGGTTAGGTACTTGGGGCGTAGGGGTAGCTTCCACTGATGCGTTGCGTATTTGGAGTGCTAATAATTTTGGGGAAGATCTGGTGTTTGGCCCGCGTGGTGGGGCCTTATATTACTGGGATGTAACAGGAGGGCTTACCACCAGAGGTGTATTGGTAAATTCGATTGGTGGAGTAGTGACGCTTACCATTGACACTCCTTGTGTGATTACACTATCGGTAGTTCTTGCAGAAGGTACCGGGATAAAACTTGCTACAACGGGTGCGCTACCCACAGGACTTGTAGTAGGTACAACATATTACTTGCGCAATGTCGATGGAGTAACAGCCAATTTATCTGGTGCGGTTTCAGGATCGCTTATTAACACCTCAGGGTCACAGTCGGGGGTGCATAGCATTTCGGAGCTTGTGGACGTTCCAGCCGTACAAAATTTTATACTTGTATCGGACACTTCACGCTTTGTTTTATTATTTGGCACTTCAGAATATGGCACAAGCAGTCTCGACCCTATGCTTGTGCGATGGAGTAATCAGGAATCGGTAGTGGATTGGGTGCCTTCTTCTTTAAACCAAGCAGGCTCATTGCGTTTGTCTCACGGTTCAGAAATTGTAACTGCCTTACAAACACGCCAAGAAATTGTAGTTTTTACAGATTCTGCGCTCTACTCAATTCAATACGTAGGCCCACCCGTTGTATGGTCGTCCCAACTTCTTGGGGATAGTACTTCCATCATCGGGCAAAATGCAGTAGGGGTCGCTTCAGGGCGCATTTTTTGGATGGGCATAGATAAATTTTACGTGTATGATGGGCGAGTACAAACTCTTCGTTGTGATCTTCGCAGACATATATTTTCAAATATTAACTTAGCGCAAAACCAACAAATTTTTGCGGGTACTAATGAGGGCTTTAGCGAAATCTGGTGGTTTTACTGCACGGCTGACTCCAGTACAATTAATGCCTACGTAGTTTACAACTACCTTGAAGATGTTTGGTACTACGGGACGCTTGCAAGAACCGCGTGGATTGATTCCGGGCTAAGAGCTTACCCTGTTGCTGCTACTTATACACCAAACCTTGTGAACCATGAAGTCGGGGTTGATGACAATCAGACAGCTACCCCTGCACCTATCGAAGCCTACATTGAATCCGCAGAGTTTGATATTGAAGACGGTGAAAAGTTTGGGTTTGTATGGCGCATGGTGCCGGATTTGACGTTCCAAGGATCGACTGCGGGTACGCCCCAAGTCACGATGACGATGTACGGCATGAATGGTTCGGGGTCTGGGTTCAACACTGAGGCTTCCAAAGCAGTTGCGCGTACATCGACGGTTACCATTGAGCAGTTCACCAACATTGTGTATACTCGTATTCGTGGTCGGCAGATGATCATGAAGATTGCTTCTGATGGCTTGGGTACAACTTGGCAGCTTGGTGCACCACGTATCGATATTAGGCCGGATGGACGTAGATGAGTTTTCTTGAAAATCCCGTATCGCCTAATCTGCCCCTTGCGCCAAAAGAGTACGATTCCCGGTACCAAGAGCAATTTAACAACATTTTACGGTTGTACTTTAACCGACTTGGTGGTAACCTTAGTTCGCTTTTAGGACGTTCAGGAGGGCAGTACCTTCAACTCCCCTACGGGTCGTTTTATGATACGACAGATCAGACAGCGGCAAGTACAACGGTGGCTTACCCAATTACGTTGAATTCTACTTCGCTAAGCAATGGCGTAGCGGTCAAAAGCGATAGTAAGATTACGGTGGGGCAAAATGGTGTATATAGTGTGCAGTTTCGGGTGCAACTAGCAAATGATGATAGCGCTCCACAAGATGTTGATGTATGGTTTCGGATTAATGATACAGATGTGGCAAATTCAAACACAAGGTTTGGCTTGGCGGCGCGCAAGGGACCGAGCGATCCTTTTCATACGGTAGGAACGGTGAACCTTCTCCTTGATCTTGTAGCAAATGACTACGTGCAACTGGTATGGAGAACTACGGATTTAGATGCACGAATTGAAGCGTATGCTGCCGGAACTTCTCCGACGAGGCCAGAAATACCTTCAGTTATTGCAGCAGTAACTTTCGTATCGGGGGTAGCATAATGACTACTCAAATAAAAGATGCCGATGGCAAATCGTTTGACGTTGACACTTTAAAAAAGCTGTACACACAAATTGCGCCGAATGTTGATGTAAAAAGAAGTTCGGGCGATGTGTTTAACACTAAGGTAACCGATAGCACAAACATAGGGTTTAATTCAAAAGAAGCAACAAAATTTTTTGGGGGGGCGCCAACTGCTGCGCAAATGGTTGTTCTTGACATGGCGCGGGGGCTTGCTAACGCCGGAGTAACCGACATTGGTCAACTTAAAAAAGGGGAAATATCTGAGTTTCATCCTACTACTGACGCGGGAGACGGGTATTATCAAACAAGAAGTGCGAATGTAAGCCCAAGCGGTAAAGAAATAGATCTTGGCGTAGCTTTTGAAGGTAAGGGGGGCACAAGATATAACTTAGATTTTGGCAAAGATGGGAAACCTAAATTTTATACTACAGGTTTTGATACAAGTGACAAAAAGATGGCCCTTATGGCGGCGTCTATGTTTGCGCCTTTTGCCTTGGGGCCGTTGATTGGGACAGCAGGAGCAGCAGGAGCAGCAGGAGCAGCAGGAGCAGCAGGAACCGCAGGTAGTGGATTAGCTGGGGCGCTTGCAGGTGCAGGTCTTGGCACCACCGCAGCAAATGCGCTTGCATCAGGGCTTGTACAGGGCACATTTCAAGGCGGGCTTTCTTCTCTTGCAGGTGGGAAGTTTGGCAAGGGGTTTACCTCAGGTTTTGTAGGTGGTGCGGCTCCTGTTGTAGCAGGGCCAGTAATCCAGACATTAACCCAAGCAGGACTATCGCCCGAGCTTGCAAAGATTACTACAAGTGGTGGTATCGGGGGGTTGTCCGCAGCAGCAGGTGGTAAGAACATAGGCCAAGGAGTTTTGGGCTCAGCGCTCAACACAGGCATCGGCATCGGTATGGATAAGGCAGGAATAAACCAACTTCCTGCCCCTGTGCGGGGGGTAGTCACTGAAGGGATTAGTTCAGTTATTCGAGGCAAACCATTTGATTTAGTATCCGCAGCCCAGAATGCTGCGATTAACTACGGATTGGGTCAAGTCGGTCAAGCGTCTGGGTTTAATGCTAAACAGCAAGCTGCCATGATGAAGTTTTTAAATTTTGCTACGTCGATGGCTCGACGCAAGTCGTAGGAGGTTGAGATGACTATTCAATATGATAATAGCGGTGATATTCTTGAATTATTAAGAAAAAACGCTAGCGGGGCTCAATTTGATATAGGAGCGTTCAATTCTCCTTCAACGTTTGACTTAAGCAATATAGATTTAAATTTATTGGACGCCAATTCTCCTGTTGGTTCTGGGCTATTTGATGATGCTGGAAATATTAATTTAAAAAATATCGGTGCTTTAGCTACCGACCCAGAACTTTTTGCTGCCTTCAAAGAATTTGATCCCGCCAGCGCAGCGTTAGTTGCAGACGTGCTAACTACAGGTGTACAAGGTGCTGGGTTTCTTGGTGAAAATATTAAGTCTGGCGTACCCGAATGGGATAAAGCTGCAACAGGTGCAGGGTTAAAGCTTATTGACCCTAATGCTAAAACAGGTTTAGCAAAAATTATTGATGCCCTAAAAACAGGTTTCAAAGACCTCACCGGGATAAGTGGGGGTGATGCATTAAAATATGCTACCATGATGGCAATGGCTAAACTAGCCTATGACGATGCCAAACAAGCAAGAGAAGAGGCAAAGGGCGCAAAACTTGATGTAGCGGGGGTAAGAGCGGTACGAGGCGCAGACGGAGGGGTCTCTTTCCGGTCCGCTGCACAAGGCGGGTTGATGTCGATGGTGGACGACGTAGATCCAATT